ACTGGTGCAGCAAGTAATGTAACAGGACCTACTGGACCCACTGGTGTTACAGGTCCAACTGGTCCAACAGGAATACAAGGAGCAACAGGTCCAACTGGTAATGCAGGAAACACTGGAGCAACTGGACCAACAGGACCAACAGGAATACAAGGAACAACTGGTCCAACAGGAGACACTGGTAATACAGGAGCAACAGGACCCACTGGTCCAACAGGAATACAAGGAGCAACAGGTCCTACTGGTAACGCAGGAAATACAGGAGCAACTGGACCCACTGGACCAACAGGAGATACAGGTAACGCAGGTCCTACAGGTCCAACTGGTAATACTGGTGATATGGGTTCAACAGGACCTACTGGCCCAACAGGTATTACAGGTCCAACTGGACCAACAGGAATACAAGGAACAACTGGTCCTACTGGCAATACTGGTGATGTAGGATCAACAGGTCCAACAGGAGACACTGGTAATACTGGTGCAACTGGCCCAACTGGTCCAACTGGAGACACTGGTGCCACAGGTCCGACAGGTCCTACTGGTAACGCAGGAAATACAGGAGCAACTGGACCCACAGGATCCACAGGTCCAACAGGAGACACTGGTAATACAGGAGCAACTGGACCAACAGGACCTACTGGTACAACAGGACCGACTGGTCCTACTGGTTTAACTGGTGATGTGGGAGCAACAGGTCCAACAGGTCCAACTGGTAATACTGGTGATGTAGGAGCAACAGGTTCGACAGGTCCTACTGGTTTAACTGGTGATGTAGGAGCAACAGGTCCAACAGGTCCAACTGGAACAACAGGTCCTACTGGAGATACGGGTAATGCAGGTCCCACTGGCCCAACAGGAGACACTGGTAATACAGGATCTACCGGACCAACAGGTCCAACAGGAATAACAGGACCAACGGGAGCAGATAGCACTGTAGCTGGACCAACAGGCCCAACAGGTCCAACAGGACCTACAGGATCCACAGGACCAACGGGAGTGTCTGGCGACAGATATGCTACTACAAGTGCTACATCAGTTAATATGTCAACTACATCAATTAACGATGATGTTGCATTTACAGTATCTTCTGGTTTAGCATATAGTGTAGGACAACCTGTTATAGTTGTTAGTTCAGGAACACCAACTGATTATTTTGAAGCAACTGTCGTAAGTTATTCTGGTACTACATTAACTGTTAATATTGATCTTATTAATGGATCTGGAACACATGCAGATTGGCAAATTAATCTTGGTGGAGCTTCGGGACCACAAGGACCGACTGGACCCACAGGACCAACTGGTAACACTGGAGCAACAGGAGCAACAGGTCCGACTGGACCTACAGGATCCACTGGTCCAACAGGTGCAGATAGTAATGTAACAGGACCAACTGGACCCACTGGTTTAACTGGCGATATAGGAGCAACAGGTCCTACTGGCCCTACTGGTAATACTGGATCAACTGGACCTACAGGACCTACAGGAGATACGGGTAACGCAGGTCCTACTGGACCAACTGGACCTACGGGTATAACAGGTCCTACTGGCCTAACAGGTAACACAGGAGATGCTGGCTCAACAGGTCCGACGGGACCTACTGGCAATACGGGTGATACTGGTCCAACAGGAGCAACAGGTCCAACAGGAGACACTGGTAATATAGGTCCAACAGGACCTACTGGCAATACAGGTGATACTGGAGCAACAGGACCCACTGGTCCGACGGGTAATACAGGTGATGCGGGAGCAACAGGACCCACTGGTCCAACTGGTAATACGGGTGACACTGGTGCAACAGGCCCGACAGGTCCTACTGGTGCAACAGGTCCGACAGGTTCGACCGGACCAATTGGTGATACAGGAGCAACAGGACCTACTGGCCCCATTGGTATAACAGGTCCGACAGGTCCAACAGGAGATACGGGTAATGCAGGTCCCACTGGCCCAACAGGAGACACTGGTAATACTGGTGCAACAGGCCCAACAGGACCTACTGGCAATACGGGTGATACTGGTTCGACTGGTCCTACTGGTATCACTGGTCCGACAGGTCCCACAGGATCAATTGGTGACACTGGTGCAACAGGCCCAACAGGACCTACGGGAGACACTGGTAATGTAGGACCAACAGGACCTACTGGTATCACAGGACCTACCGGTGCTGCAAGTAATGTAGCAGGTCCAACAGGTCCAACAGGTAATACGGGTGACACCGGTGCAACAGGACCTACTGGACCCACTGGTATAACAGGTCCAACAGGACCAATTGGTGATACTGGTCCGACAGGTCCTACTGGTCCAACAGGAGCACCATCGAACGTTATCGGTCCGACTGGTCCAACAGGACCAATTGGTGATACTGGTCCGACAGGTCCTACTGGTCCAACGGGTCCTACTGGCCCTGGTGGATTTTCTAGAGTCAACGTCGTTGTTTTTGATACTGGAACCAATCTAACTTACACACCAACTTCTGGGACCATCTATTGGATAGTGTATTGCACTGGTGCTGGTGGTGGTGCAGGAGGAGCAGATGCTACTAACACTGGCGCAAACGGTGGTGGTGGAGGTGGTGCTGGTGGTACAGCCATTAGAGAGTATGATGCTACAGAAATGGGTGCAAATGCTCTTTACAGTGTAGGTGGTGCTGGTCAAGGTGGTGGTGTAACGGGAGGTAATGGTACTGGTGGAGGCAACTCTATATTTGATCCTGCTGGAACTGGATCAACACTAACTGGTACTGGTGGAGCACTAGGAACTGGAACAGGTAACGCCGGCACTGATGGACAATTCGCTGGTGGAGCAGGAGGCACACCTACTGGAGGACTAGTTAACATCGACGGTGGTAGAGGAACATATGGTTTTGGTGATACAACAGGTGACATAGGTAAGGGTGGTGATGGTGGTGCCAGTTATTGGGGCGGTGGTGGTGCTGGTGGTGCTAAAGCCGGTGCCGCAGGTGTTACGGCAGGAACAGCGGGTGTTGCATTTGGATCTGGTGGCGGTGGTGGTGGCGTATTTGATAGTACAACCGGTGCTGCTGGAGGCAATGGTGCTGGAGGAGTAATCTATATTGTGGAGTACATAGCATGATTGAATCAGTTTTAATACTTGATGCCACTACAAGAGTGGTATTGAATAGAGTAAGTCGTGATACAGATAGACCAGAAACACTTAATCTTCAACAAGGACAAATATTAAGTCCACGACATGATGGTGACATTGGATGGACATTAACCGAATCGGGAGAGTGGATCAATCCTGCACCACCCGAACCTTATCCAAAAGATCAACGTATACGACAAACTCGTAATAGAATGTTAGACAAATCAGATCGTTATATGATTTCTGATTTTCCTATGTCTGAAGAAACACGCAGTTTATGGCGTCAATATCGTCAAGAATTACGTGATATTACTAATCAACCAGGATTTCCAGAAACAGTAACTTGGCCAACACCACCTGGAGAATAAATATTTTATGCCATTAAATTTTCCCTCATCGCCTACAAACGGTCAAACATATACTGATGATAATTCAGCAGTATGGCAATTTGATGGCGTTAAATGGAACGTTGTAACTGGAACTACTAAACGATTATATGATGGTGTTAAAGTTGGATTTACAACGAACTATACTTTAACTAATACATTAACCGCTGTGGTCTGGGCCCAAGAATTTTTCGACACTGATCAGTATTGGAATGTATCTGATCCTACTAAGATACACATACTTAGAACAGGATATTATAATCTCAACGTTAACTTGTTTAGTGATGCAGCAGGTCAGGCTTATGACGTTCGTGTAAGAAAAAACGGAACTACAGATATTGTTACAGGCATCATTAATCCTAGTCAAACCGCAGATTATAATGAAACAGAATTTTTTGATGCTGGAGATTACATTCAAGTTTTTGCTAAAGAGGATACTTCTGCTGGAAATCTTACCTCAGGTAGTTATCTTGAACTCACATTAATTGGTTATGCTACTGGTACTGGAGTCACATCTTACTCAGCTTTTAGTGGTGTACGTACTAATCTTACTACAAATTTTACTACCACTTCTACTGCTACAGCTATCGCTTGGTCTGGAACAGATTGGAATATTAATGCAAATGCTTTAGCGGAAAACTATTGGTCAGCAGGAGCAGCAGGACGCCTTACAGTTAAAGTTAATGGATTTTATCTCATTAATGCTCTTATAAAAAGTGATGCTAGTGGAGGAACTTACACTATTACTTTACGCAAAAATGGTGTAACTACTATTACTTCTGCATCAATTGCATCCAACGACACTGCATCGATTAAACAAACTTTTGAATTAACAGCCAATGACTATCTTGAAATATTAGTTAGTGATACTTTGGCTTCAGGATCTATAACCACTGATTCTTTTTTCGAAATTATTAGACAAGGATATCCTTTATGAGTCAATTTATAACTACCAGCAGTGTAGTAACTGACACAGCCATTACTGTTCCTAATCTTTCTGGTGGTACTAATCAACGTGTAGTCAGAATTAATGGAACAAATACGGTAACGGATGCATCACAAACTGATACTGTTAGTCAACTCAATTCAGTTTTAATTAAAAGTGGAAATGTTTATTATGCTGGGGGAGTAGTACCTGGATTTACTGGACTTAGTGCAGGATCTAGTTATTTTCTCTCTACTTCTGGAAATATTACTTCTACTCCACCAACACCAACTTCTTCAGTACGTGTGTTGTATATTGGATTCGCAATAAATACCACCGATTTGATGTTTCGTCCTGGTATACCAATTACAGGAGCTTAAAAAACATAAATGGCCATTATCAATATTCAGCGTAATGTAAATCTTAGCACTGTTCTTACCGGCAGTTATCTTAATCTTCCAATCACAGACGGTATTAGTCCTAATGGTCATTGGTATTACTATACTCCAGCTAATGCTAATAATACTAGTTTAGGTGCTACTTTTACTCCTTATCGATGGGGTAATGCATTACCTCTAACTGGTGCTGTTAGTGCATTGCCCATGGTTGGTACATTCGCTTTACTTACTGAATCTTGGAATAGTGCTAATGTTACTTATCATGGCGGTTGTATAGAGTGGATCGGACCTGGAGTTAATGATATTACCAATGAAGTTGAAGATGATGCATTTTTCTTTGCACATTTAGGAACGCTGAGCACCGCACCAGATGATGATATCTTCTATTGGGATCGTGCATATGATCCAGAAGCTGGATCAGACTGGAACTATTATCAATATCATGCTCACTCACCTACATTCTATCCTACTTATGAAAATGGTCGACAAGTTATAGGTGCTGGTGGATATATAAATCCCGCAGACAAAGCCTATGGTTATATGATCACTACACAGGTTAGAGTATCGGGTACTACTTATTCCAGTATATTGGCTCGTGTACATACACCTTCAATAGGCGGTGCTCACAACAGTCATAATGATACTACTTTACCGACTACTGGCAATAAAAACTACATGCCAGGAGGCATCTTAAAAGGAATCGGTGAGCGCTTTCATGCTTTTTATATAACAGCAAATGGTTCTGACTGGGACATTTATACTCGTACATTTACAGTTGCAGCACAAAGTTTTGGCGCTCAAACTTTAATAGGAACATTTAATTTAGCAGATCCTCTTTTCAATCCCACACTTAATCAACAAAGTCAATATCCAGTTCGTGCTGGTTGTGGTACTACTTTTGGTTCTAGAATTTATTTTCCTGTTATTCTTAATAACGCAACATCAGGGTTCGATCTTGAGATATGGTCGTTTAATAGTTTAGATACTATTGCTGGAGGATCGTTAACTAGACAGGTTATAGAAACGGGTGTTGCAGCAAAACCTGACTGTTTTTGTGCTGCACTAGGAAGTACAGCATTATATGTATTGTGTAGTAATATTCCAAATGGCGGAACAAATCTTTATAAATTTGATGGTACTAACTGGTCATCACAAGGAAGTTTTTTAACAAACAACTCTGCTAACCATATACGTGTGCATGGATTTGAATTTAATTCTGAAGATTTTCGTTGGTATGCATTATTATCAGGAACAGCCGCAGGTGGAGGCACTTATCTTGGTCCTGGTTTGTATAGTTTTGAATTGGATGATGCTTTTAGTGGTTATGCACATTTAGATTATGATGCTTCGAATAATAGTTTTGTTAAACGTGGTGCTTTAACTACAGGTTACGTCAAATATACGCCAAGTTTGGCTACTTATACCCGTGTAAATGATACAGAACCTAAAGCTATTCCAGCAGACACACAGGTATTAACTTATACACAACCAAACAATCAATGGTTTAATCGAAGGTCTGTGGGTTTTGGTGGTAATGATTTCTATTATCATTCAATTACACTACAAGATGGTAGACGATTTGCTTGTGGACAGATTACTGATAATGAAGGCAATCGAGGATTACCAGGCTCAGGAGATTTTTTAGTTAGTATTTATTCCTCTGATTTATCATCAGTTGTACATTTAGCAGCAGGTACCACAGGAGATGATTATTTAACTGGATGTTGGGAAGATAAGGATAATCAGCGTATCTATATGTCCGGTTATTGTAAAGGTGCTATAGTTCCCAAAGGTGATATCTGGTTGCATGGTTGGTGTCGTAATTTGTCTGATGGTGGAAGTGCTATGGAATGGAAAGACATGGCCGTAGACTCAGAAGGAAATGTATATTTAATAGGAAGTCACGACGCCGGTTGGTTAGTAGTAGCCAAATATAATAGAAACTATGAACTTGTTTGGCAAAAAAGAATGGGCGACAATACAAGTTTTAGTGACATTGGATTGGGTGTATCAGTAGATTCAAACAATTCAGTTTATTTCTGTGGTACTACAGAGGAAGTTGGACAAGGTCTTAAAGATGCTCTATTGTTTAAAATGGACGGATCAGGCAATCTTCTGTGGGCAAAAGTATATGGTGATGCTAGTAATAATATTGGTACTTCAGTAGCTTGTATTTTAGATGGTAGTGACATTCGTGTTATATTAAGTATTGTTACTGGTTCTGATACTGTATTCCTAGTTACTGATTCGTCAGGAACAGTAGTGGAACAAAATAAAGTTACTAGTCTTAAAGTTAATCGTGTAAGATCCGATCTTGGACAAACTACATCAGGACGATTTTTGTTTGCTGGAAATGATGGTATTTCAGATGGTCGTTTTGGTATGTGTCAATTGGATGATCCTACTCGCATGATTCAGTGGATACGAGGTGTTAATACTGCTAACACAGTAGATATCAAAGACATTACAACTACACAAAGTCCAGATATAAATCAAGATAATGCCAAATATGCTATCGTAGGTAAAGATGGTACTGTAGGATATGTAGCGAATTATAATGTCAATGATGATGCAGGAGTCTATACAATTACTGAGTCGTGGAAAAAACAAGTTTCCAGTAGTGAGTTGCGAGCAGTAATATGTACACCTTTATCTGAGGCAATACGAACTGTATATGCAGTAGGAACAACCAATGATAGTAATGTCGCTACAATGGGAATGCAAGAAGGATTGATGACTGCTTGGAATGTAACTGATGGTACTAATCAATATAAAAATGTATTTGGTCATGATATGGACGAAGAATGGGTAGGCATAGCTTGGGACTATTACAATCGTAATGTGTTGGCAGTGGGATGGAGCGAGAGTCATTCTGACAGTCGAGATGCAATATTTTTCCGTTACGATAAATTCGGATTTGGCACTGGTGTATACAACAACACAGCAACAGGTACCAGTCCCTATTATTATAGTCAAACTAATTTAGCAACTGCAAATAGTACAGCTACTTTAGATACTATAACTGCTCCTACTGATGTATCAGGAGGTATGACTGGTGTTACATATACTCTCTATATTGAAGGTGCTGACTATACTGCAAGAGATTTTGATGGAGCATTTGGTCCAAATGGAGTGTTTACTGGTATTATAGCCTATCTAGATTTAGATAAGTTTCAACAATATCAAAATAGTGAAGAATATAAATCTCAAGCTTCTAATAAGGACAATCCATTAATTTATGTGTCAGATCCAAATTTAATAGGAGGATTTTATCAGTTTGCTACAGTAGGTGATGGCTCGGCCGATGATGGCAACATCTTTGTGTATGATGTAATTAAACACTCTAACGGTGATGTGTATGCAATCGGACAAACATCTGCTGATGTGACTAAATTAAATGAAGGACTTTCTGGTGTATATGATTATTTAATAATTGAATTAAATCCTACAACTGGCGAATTAGAATTCTATCAAAATGGAACTGAAAAAGATGAAGAAACATATGCTCTAACAGAATTGTCTAACGGCAATATCGCTTATGTTGGTCGTACCACTAGTAATATAGGAGGGGTAAATAGTGGCGGATATGATATATTTTTAGGAATGTTTAATCCAAATACTGAAATTAGCACTTATCATAGTATAGGATCAGGTCTAGATGATGTTGCTGTAAATGTGCATGATCTTGGTAGTAATACCGCAGCGATAACTTATTTTACTTATGGTGCTGTTGGTAATAATACAGTAAACTTAGGCAGTCAAGATATTGGAGTTATTAAATTTAATTATAATACTAATACATGGGGTAATGCTTATCAAATTGGATCAACTACATCAGAAATAGTAGAACAAAATGGTAAGCCAAGTGCTTTACTATCAAGTGATCGTATAGCTATTGTATGTAGCACAGCAGGAGTATTTGCCGATGATGCAATAACTTACGGATTCTTAGATGTGGGATTGGGTATTCTTAATTTTACTACTGGCGAATGGCAAAAATATCAACTAGGAACTGCTGCTAATGAGGTTTGTTCTAGTGTGAGTAGATTTGGTGATAGATTGTTATTAGGTGGTAACGCTGGAGGTTCGTTTAGTAATAAAATTGATGCTATATTTGTAGAGTTTGATGCTCAAGAAGGATTAGTAGGACTTAGTACGTCAGTTTAAACAATCTCTATAATAATGAAAATATAAATAGAATATGTTTCGTATAAAAATTTAATATAACAGATAAAAAAATGAGCAATGAACTAAGTCAAAAGTGTGGTGCTGGAATGTACTGGTGCAACACAGATAAGAAATGCAAACCGATGTCTAAAGAAGATGCACCAACAATGTCTGCTGGCAGTGGTGCAGTTGCTGCAATTGGTGTTGGGCCACAGGGTGAGCCTGGTGTCAATAGAAAAAAACGTGCATCATTTATTGCATTTCTAAAAGGAAGAAATTCTAAACTAACATGATGTGGTTATTACATTTACTTCCTGATGCGTTTTTAATCTGGATCATCAACATTCTAATAACTGGTGGTCTGATAGGTATGGTCGTAGGATTTTTTGGTACTAAGATACCATTTGTCTCTACATATGCCAGAGTAATACAAATTGCATCAATCATCGCTTTCTGTATAGGTTTATATTGGAAGGGTGGATATAGTGTAGAACAAGATTGGCGTGAACGTGTTGCAGAGATGGAAGCAAAGATAAAAGTTTCAGAAGAAAAATCAAAAGAGATTAACACGGTAATTGAGACTAAGTATAGAGATAGAGTAAAAAAGATAACTGAAACAAAAGAAGTTATCGTCGAAAAGATTAAAATAAACGAAAAGATCATTGATGCTAAATGCGAACTTGATCCAGTAGTAATTAGTATTTTGAATGAGGCAGCGAAGAAACCATGAAGAAATTATTGATTCTTTTGTTGCTTGCAGGTTGTAGTACCACTGTGCCAGTAGCTCGCAAGTTTCCTGAAATTCCAGATTCAATGAAGGTACCTTGCGCTCCACTAACACAAATTAAGCAAGACACAACCAAACTGAGTGATGTGATAACGGTTGTGGTAGATAATTACTCACAGTATCATCTGTGCAGTGATAAAGTTGACATGTGGATAGAATGGTATTCGTTACAAAAGGAGAACTTTGATTCTGTAAAATAATACCTGAGGATACACATGGAACTGACAAAACAACAACTAAAAGAACTGCTTCCGAAAAATCCGTATATTGACCAATGGCACAATGCATTAAGCCAATTGCTTCCAGATTATGAAATCAATACGCCACAAAGAATCGCATCATTCATTGCACAATGTGCTCATGAATCTGGTGGATTTATTTTTCTGACAGAAAATCTGAATTACAAAGCAGCATCACTACGCAAACTATTTGGAAAGTATTTTCCAGATGATGCAACTGCTGCAGCATACGAAAAGAAACCAGAAAAGATTGCTAATCGCATCTATGCAAATCGCATGGGTAATGGTGATGAAGCATCAGGCGACGGTTACAAATACCGTGGTCGTGGTTTAATTCAACTGACTGGCAAAACAAATTACACTTGGTTTGCCGCATCATTAGAAATCTCTCCTGAAGAAGCCGCAGAATACACTCAAACATTTGAAGGTGCTGCACAATCTGCTTGTTGGTTCTGGGAAACAAACAAACTAAATCAGTGGGCCGATAAAGGTGACATTTTGACCATGACAAAACGTATTAATGGTGGCACCATAGGACTTGAAGATCGTAAGAAACATTATGAACACGCCCTTCATGTTCTAGGAGTACATTAATGAAATACGCAGCGTTACTATTACTTCCACTGTTAGTTGCTTGTCAAGAAAACTATCGTTATCCTTGTCAAGACCCAGAAAATTGGGATCAAAAACAATGTAAGAAACCATATTGTAGTGCTAATGGAACTTGTCCTGAAGATTTAACACACTACGAAAAGAATAAAATAAATGGTCAGGTACCTGGCGTTCCACAACCAATGCCATCTGTTCCAAGTAAAGGAGAATGTAAATGATTAAAGATTTATGGTCAGGAGAAAGATATACAACTGAAGAACTTAATGCACGACTAAAGTTTTTCATTGGTATCGTTCTTGGTTTAACACTATTCGGTATTGTGTTTGTTGTTCTATACAGTCTCATTTTCGTTACACAACCAATGAACGGTATGAGTCCTGTTGATAACAAATTTTTTGAACTTATCATACCTATCGCAACATTCTTGACAGGTACATTGTCAGGTATTATGTTAGCGGGTGATGATAAAGACTTGAGAGCGAAAGCACTTGATGCAGCAAACAAGCCATATGTTCCACCACCACCTCCGCCGGCACCAGTATCGGCTGGAACAGGTTTTGGTACAGTAACAGCGGCATCTGCACCATTATTTGATATACCATCATTTGCTGCATCAGTATCATCTGGTTTTGGTGGTAAAGAAGCACCAGCACAACCAGAACATCCAGAGAAATGATTAACTTTATAGTTAAAATGCTCTCTGGAGAGGGCGAAGAAAATCCTAGTAGCAAGAGAGTGATTACCTTCCTGGCATTCATTCTACTTGCTACAGGATTCATTGCCGAGGTATTCTTTGAGAAGAAATTGAACCCACAAACAATCGATGTTATAATGTATATTGTATTGGGTGGGTTAGGTTTTACTGCATCTGAAAAATTTACCAATAAGGATAAGAAATGAGAAAAGAACTAGCCCTACTATCAATGTTTTTGTTTCTGCTTCTAGCACCACTATCTCATGGAGCATTTGCTGCTGAAGAAAAGAAAGTATGTGTAAAAGAACTAGACAACAAGACTAAGAAAGAAAAGGAAGTCTGCAAGACAATCAAGGTACATAAGAAACTTGAAGGTACAAAGATTCCTGAAAAGAAATAATGTATCCAGACGACCAGCAACTTGCTGATGTAAAACTTAAAGCTAGTTTACTAGAAAAAGATATACTATCAGCCGAGAAAGTAATAAATAAACTCTCCGAATCGATTACTAAGATTCAAGAACTAAACATGAATGTAATGCAGATGTTAACCACACATCAAAATATGCATGAACATCATGAAAAAGCCGAGGACGATTTGAAAGAGGATTACAAAGAGTTACATTCTCGTATTACATCCGTTAACCGAGAATTGCATGATCGAATCGATCAGGTAGAACGTCATATTACCGAACGTATTGATGCATTGCGTTCCGATTTGGCAAACCATAAAAAAGAAGATAAAAAAGAATTAGACGGACTTGACTTCTTTGATCGTTTCAAGTATATTATATTGTTAGCGATGTTAGTTGCTGGTTTTATCGGTGGTCAACTTAACTTGGCACAAATTGTAAGTATCTTTAAATAATATTTGGTAATTATATCATGTTGCATGTGGACACAAAATATGTGCGGTTGATTTCGGCTAGACTCCGCAATTTTAAACAAAAGAATGCTAACCTCTGGAACTTTAGTTGTCCATTCTGTGGTGACTCGCAGAAGAACCAATTAAAGGCCAGAGGTTATGTTTTTGCCAAATCAAATAGTTTATTGTATCGTTGTCATAACTGTGGAGTAAGTACAAATGCTGCCAATCTCATCAAACGTGTCGACCCAGAATTATTTAAACAATATACACTTGAGCGATTCCAAGAAAGTACAACCGGTAACGCCAACAACAGGAGCTTTGCAGTTGATGTACCATCGCCAAGATTTGGAAAGGTGCAGAAGCAAAGAGTATTTGAACATGCAGAATGGATCTCGCAGTTGCCATCTGGACATTTTTGTCTGACATATGTTGCTGCACGTAAGATTCCTCTTAAACATTACAACAAGTTTATGTTCACACCGAACTTTAAAAAGTTCGTTGAAGCGATTGTACCAAATCTAGAAAAGGAAATTTCTAGTGATGCGAGACTAGTGATCCCTTACTACAATGAATATGATGAATTGATTGCAGTAACTGGTCGTGCATTAGAAAATGCAAGTGAGAAACTACGTTATGTGCATGTGAGAACAAATGATTCAAAAGACAAACTAATCTATGGTATGGATCGTGTTGATCTAGAAAAGAAAGTCTATATTGTAGAAGGTCAAATCGATAGTTTATTTCTAAAGAATTGTATTGCATCTGGTGATAGTGCATTGGCTGCAACGGCGAAATTAATTCAAGCGAAAGAAAAAATTTTAGTATTTGATAATGAACCACGAAATAAAGATATCGTCAAGTTAATTGAAAATGCAATCAAATCAGATCATAATGTTGTTATTTGGCCAGATGGTATTTCAGGCAAAGACATTAATGACATGGTTATGCAAGGAATCGATCCTTTAGAGATTCAAAGTATTATAGATAGTAATACCTCTAGAGGTTTAGAAGCACAGTTGAAGTTTAATTATTGGAAGAAAGTATGAATGATAAAGTGAGTGAAATTCTTGTAATCACGCAAGAAGAATGTGCGGAAGTTATACAAGAAATTAGTAAGATTTTTCGTTTTGGCATAGACAACAAACACAAAACTGGCGTAGTACACAGAGAGAAGTTGACAGAAGAAGTAGGTGATCTACTTTGTATGATCGATTTACTTATTGAACAAGGTGTACTAACTAAGGAAGGTTTGGACATTGCCAAACAAAACAAAGAATCTAAACTAAAGACTTGGAGTAAAATTTATGAAGGTTGAATTGATTAGTTATTCACAACCTGCAATGCCATTTGCAGAGAACATGACAGAGTTGGTTGCATTCTGTGCTAGAGTATCAAATCCCTCTAATCAGGCAAACAAACAAACAAGTGAGAAGTTAATTAATTATCTAACTAAACATAAACACTGGAGTCCGCTAGAGATGGTCTCCATATGTTTAGAGATTGAAACTACCAGAGATATTGCAAGACAGATTCTACGTCATCGTAGTTTCTCATTTCAGGAGTTCAGTCAACGTTATGCTGAAGTAGATTTTGGCACTGCTGGTGAAAACTGGGCAGAACGTGAAGCAAGATTGCAAGACACAAAGAATCGTCAGAATTCAATTGATACGAATGATTTAGGATTGCAGGAAACATGGAAGACCCAACAAAGTTATGTAACCTATGCTGCTGAGAAAGCATATCGTTGGGCAATCGATAATGGGATTGCAAAAGAACAGGCAAGAGCTGTTCTACCAGAGGGATTAACAGTATCTCGTCTGTATATGAATGGAACCCTTAGATCATGGGTACACTACATACAACTTCGCTCAGCGAACGGCACACAAAAAGAACACATGGAAGTTGCACGAGCATGTGCAAAAGCGATTGAACCTATTTTTCCTATGATTATGGAGTTTGTTGATGAAGAAAATACTAATAACGGGTAGTTCTGGTTACATCGGTTCTCATCTACTGAATTTGTTAGATGAATCGTATTACCATATAGATTGTATCGATGTATTGTCTCCACAAATACATAAAGGCAACTTCTTTAAAAGAGACATACGTAATAAAATTATTGAGATCGATCCACATGTAAGATATGATGTAGTCATTCATCTGGCAGCATCAGTTAATGTTGGTGAGAGTGTAAATTATCCTGCAATGTACTATCAAAACAATGTTGAGGGTACATTGAATGTATTAGAGTCGTTTAGTTACAATAACTTTATATTTGCAAGTACAGGTGCCGCAGAAGGTATGCAAAGTCCTTACGGTATCAGTAAAAGAATGGCAGAAGATTGT